CACCCAAACAAACTAGGAGAAAACAATGCCAACGACAATCATAACTGGTCGCGATTTAGTCGTGACCATTGCAACAGTTAACTACGACGCACAGGCGACCAGTGCAGTGCTTGCGGTTGATTCAACCGTTGAGACTTACCAAACACTTGACGGCAAGGCTTACAAGCACATTGACGATCAGTGGACTTTTGACGTTTCAATGCTTGCAGACTGGGGCGCAGCGTCATCATTGTGCGAAGCCCTATGGACAGCATGCGAAACAGCACCAAACACAACATTGGCAGTTTCATTGACTGCCGTGACTGGCGCAGTTTTTGCGTTTAACGTAATGCCAGTATTCCCAGCAGTCGGCGGGGCAGCACCAGACGCACAGACCGTTGACCTATCATTTGTTGTGGTTGGAACACCAACCGAAACATTCAGCTAAGAAATAACAATCGGGAGACAAAATGAAACTACCAATCACAATCGAATACAACGACGGAACGCAGATTACTTACACAGCAGCACCCCCAGAATGGGTGCGTTGGGAAAAGCAATCGGGTTACACGATTAGCCAAGCACAGGAAAAGATCGGAATTTCCGATCTTGTATTTCTTGCCTATCACGCCATGAAACGTGAAGCGGCAGGGAAACCAGTAAAGACCCTTGAGGTTTGGACTGAAACTATTGCTGAGGTCATAGTCGGTGAGGCAAACCCAAAAGTTATCCCGTCGGAAGCCTAAGCAGAATCGTTTGGGAGATAGCCTTAGCAACAGGGCTATCACCCAACGAATTTGTAGCAGCTGAGGACATTTTAACCGTGATCGAGATTTTGGAAAGGCGCGCAAATGACTAAGGAAGCAATTAGTTACGACAAATCAGAATTGCGCGCGATCCTGAAAGCAATGAAAGACATGGACGACGAAGCAAAAGACCAGGTTAAACAAACGACGTCTGCCCTTGCCACATACGTCAAAGGCAAAATTGTTGACGCGGCTGGTCGGACAAATTACAAGGCTGACGATCGTGTTGCCAGCGGCGCAAAAGTTTCAAAGTCGTCCAAAATCGGTGAAATCAGTTTTGGTTTTGCGGGTCAAAAATTTAGCGGTGGCGGCACAACCCAGCAACTATGGGGCGGGGCTGAATTTGGATCAAACAAAAAAAAACAATTCCCAATTTGGTCAGGTCGTGAAGGTCGCGGGTCGCGCGGTTGGTTTATTTACCCAACCCTACGCGCCGCACAACCGCACATCATCAAGGAATGGGAACAAGCGTTTGACAAAGTATTAAAGAGGTTTGACTAATGGCAGGCAGTCGCACGCTTAAACTTTCCATACTTGGAGACGTTGACAATCTCAACAAATCGCTGAAAACGGCAGGCGGTGACGTTGACGGGTTTGGCGACAAGGTTGGCAAGGCGGGTGCAAAGATCGGTGCGGCGTTTGCTGCCGCTGCTGCCGCTGCTGGGGCTGCTGCAATTGCAATCGGTGTTGAGGCGGTCAAGGCTGCCATTGCAGACGAAAAGGCACAGACACAATTGGCGTTGGCGTTGGAAAATGCAACGGGTGCAACTAAGGCACAAATCAAGGCAACTGAGGATTCAATCCTCAAAATGTCATTGGCGACGGGCGTGGCAGACGACGACCTTCGACCCGCGCTAGGTCGTTTGGTTCGATCAACAGGCGACACAACAAAGGCACAGGAATTGTTAGCCCTTGCCCTAGACATTTCAACGTCAACAGGTAAGCCCCTTGAAGCCGTTGCCAACGGGCTTGCGAAAGCCTATGACGGCAACAGCGCGGCACTTGGCAAATTAGAAATCGGATTATCGGCAGCCGAATTGAAAACAATGTCATTTGAGCAGCAACAAGCCAAATTATCAGAATTGTTTGGTGGTGCAGCTGCTGCCAACGCTAATACCTATGCAGGCAAAATTGCACGTGTGCAAATTGCATTTGACGAAGCAAAGGAAACGCTAGGCACGGCACTACTTCCAATCCTTGACAAATTCTTGTCATTTATAAATCAAAACGCATTGCCAGCGATCCAGGCATTTACTAGCGCGTTTAGTTTGACGGGTACTGACGGGTTTGGCAAAACAATAAGTGAAGTCGGGGCAGTAATTAAGAAAACAGTGCAACCAATTTTTGAAGGAATCAAAACAGTATTTGATAACGTCAAAACCGCAATTATGAACAACAAAGACGAATTTGAATCTTTTGCTGAGGTCATTGCATTTGTTGCACCGATCATTGGGGCGGTAATTGGCAAGACATTTGAGCAGGCTGGCAAAATTGCAAGCGTGGCAATCAACATCATTGGCAAAGTAATGTCAGCGATCAAACCATTGTTGAACATGTACATTGCAGGAATCAACCTAATAATTAAAGGTTACAACCTAATTCCAGGCGTGAAAGACATTGCGTTAATTCCCAGAATTGGTGAAATGGAAACCCCTGCGATCACAGGCGCGTCAGGGTTTAGCGGCACAACCCCAGGCGGCGGAAGTTTTACAACGGGCGGCGAAACGGCAGGCACAGGCGGGTCAAGCACTAGCGGCAACGCGTTTGCAGGAATGACAACAGGCGATGGCGGTGCTAGTGGCAGCACGGCAACAAAACCCAAAATTGTTGTGCCTGTAATTGACCCTGCACGATTGGGCATGACTTCAGGCGGTGTACGCGCGCAAGACGTATTTGATCCAAACCGCGTCGGCATGACTTCAGGCGGGGCAACAATCAACCTGACCGTTAACGGTGCAATTGACAAGGAAGGCACAGCCCGCACAATCATTGACACGTTAAATAATTCCTTTTATCGCGGCACGGGTGGCGCAACTAACCTGCAATTCACATGACCCAGTGGAATCCAGTTTGGAAGGTTGAAATTGACGGCGTTGCTTATACAACGGCAATCTTGGCAAACCTATCTATTCGCAGCGGGCGAACCAACATTTATGAGCAGGCACAGGCAGGTTACGTCAACCTTCAGCTGCTGGACGTTTCACAGGCAACGATTCCCGTTTCAATAAATTCAAGCATAGGCGTTTCTATTAAAGACACGTCAGGGGCTTACGTTGCGATTTTTGGTGGCAACGTGGTGGACATTGGTTTGGAAGTGCTTGACGTAGGTTCAACAGCCTTTACGCAAACCTATTCGATCACCGCACTTGGCGCATTGGCGCGTTTGCCCAAGGCATTGACCAACGGCGTACTGGCAAAGGATTTCGACGGCGATCAGATTTTGACCATTTTGACCGATCTATTGTTAAACACGTGGGCTGAAGTGCCAGGTGCATTGACTTGGGCAACCTACGATCCAACGACAACATGGGCAAATGCTGAAAACGTTGGACTTGGAGAAATTGACACCCCAGGCGATTATGAATTGGCGGCAAGGTCAAGCAGCCGAACCGACGTCTATTCACTGGTTTCAGCGTTGGCGACTTCGGGGCTTGGGTACATTTATGAGGACGCGCAAGGTCGCATTTCATACGCTGATTCGACGCACCGCAGTCAATACCTTCAAGCGAACGGATACGTGCAACTTACGGCAAATCAAGCGAGGGCAGCTGGTTTGCGCACTGAAACCCGTGCTGGCGACGTACGCAATAACCTCACGATCAAATACGGTGCAACCAGTAGCAGCGAACAATCTGCTAGTGACACCGATTCAATTAACGCTTACGGCACACTTTCCCAAATAATCACAACAACGTTGCACAATGCAGCCGACGCAACCGCCCAGGCAAATTTTTATTTGGCACTTAGAAAAGACCCGCAAGCAAACTTTAGTGAAATCACATTTGACCTGACAAACCCTGAATTAGACAATGCCGACCGTGACGACCTCATTGGCACGTTTATGGGGCAGGCAGTAGCAATCAACGACCTGCCCGCAAACATGGGGTCAATCTTTCAGGGGTTCGTCGAAGGTTGGTCGTTCCAGGCTTCCTACAATCAGGTTTCAATTTCGCTGATCTTGTCACCAACTGCCTATTCATTGCAGGCACTTCAATGGGACGAAATTTCAAATACATTTACCTGGTCGGGCGTGTCGCCAACGCTTGACTGGGAAACTGCCACAATTATCACTTAACGAGGAGACAACTATGACGAACCCGACTAGTAATTATTCGTTCCAAATGCCGACTTCGACGGACTTGGTTACAGACCTGCCCGCTGATTTTGAGGTTTTTGGTCAAGCCGTTGATACACGTTTGAAAGCATTGCAACCAGGCACAACGCTTGGCGATCTTGCTTATTCGTCGGCAACTGCAAACACAAGCACACGTTTGCCAATTGGATCAACAGGTCAGGTTTTAGCAGTTTCGGGCGGTGTGCCAGCGTGGACAACAACAGCAGACGTGACACCGCTGACGACAAAGGGCGATCTATTTACTTTTACAACAGTGGACGCGCGTTTGGGCGTAGGAACAAACGGTCAGGTGCTAACCGCTGATTCAACCGCTGCAACTGGTTTAGCATGGGCAACCGCTTCGGCTGGTTCAAGTTACGTTGCAGGCAAAAATTTTGTTATTAACGGCGGCATGGACATTTGGCAGCGCGGCACGACTGGATTCGGTACTTCAACTGGTACATACACGGCAGATCGTTGGCAATTAGGATCATCTTCAACAACCGTCACACGTGACACAGACGTTCCAGTTTCCCCTTATTTTAATTATTCATTGAAAATGGTTGGAACAAGTGATAATTCACTAATACAACGAATGGAATCTGCTAATTCTACTTTGCTTGCAGGTCAGACAGTTACGTTTTCATTTTATGCAAAACGAACAAGCGGTACAGGTGCGTTAGACGTTCGTTTTTATTATCCTTCAGCGGTTGACAACTTTGCTTCAGTCACACAAATTGGCAGCACTAGCGTTGTATCTGCTAGTCCATCATCATCATGGACACGTTACAGCGTAACGGTTGCAATAGGTACAAACATCACAGCAGGACTGCAAATTTTAATTAACAACACAGGCGCAGCGACGACATTTATCACAGGCGCACAAATGGAAATTGCGTCTAGTGCGTCATCTTTCAGTCGTGCAGGTGGAAACATTCAAACAGAATTAGCTGCTTGTCAGCGGTATTACACAAGGGCGGTTTCCGGTGCTTCGTATGGTCGTCTAAGTGTTTCAACACCAGCAGCGTCGAGTGGAACAATTTATGTCTCAACACCATTGCCAGTGCGCATGCGCGTTGCACCAACTTCAGTAGATTATTCAACACTTGCATTTTATGACGGTGTAAGCGTTCTTGCAATTAGTTCTGTAACTATAGACGCTGGAACTAGTACCGATTACGCTTCATTAAATTGCGGTTCATCTGGTCTGACGCAATACCGACCATACTTCATTGTCGGCAATGCTAGTTCAACTGCCTATCTAGGCTTAAACGCAGAACTTTAGGAGACAAAAATGGAAGCTGTATCTTTCTTTGAAACTGAAAGCATAGAAGGTAAAGAAAATCATGTAATCATTGACAACGGCAACGATAAATTTACATCAATGCTTAAATCAACCTATGACGCACAACAGGCGGCAGTGAATGACATTTCCGAATAACACAAATGCGCGGTTGATCGAAATCGCAGCAGCTGAAATCGGGACAATTGAGGACGGCGACAACCTGACAAAATACGGCAAATTCACAAAGGCAGACGGTTTGCCTTGGTGTGGTTCATTTGTCAATTGGTGCGCTGCACAGGCAGGCGTCAAAATTCACAGCGTTGTTGGCACTGCAATCGGTGCGCATAAATTCAAGGAAATAAACCGCTGGTCATTCATGCCACAATTGGGTTACATTGCTTTTATGGACTTTCCACATGACGGCATTGACCGCATTTCACACGTTGGCATTGTTGTCGGTCTGATTGACGACAAACAGTGCGTCACGATCGAAGGCAACACTAGCGGCACAGGCGACCAGCGCAACGGCGGCATGGTCATGGTGAAGGTTCGCAAAATCGGGACTGAAATT